AAACTCGTTTGAATGTTGTCTAGTGTAACTTGGTGTTAGATCATTCATTTCAAGTATATCATCTCGGATGTTCTGGTTGCGTTTTTCTATGTTAAGTACTCTTGTAAAACTATTTGTAATAGCCGCCGTATAATAAGCAAATGGATTGTTTGATTTTGATTCGTCAAATTGTAATCCAATTTGTGCTAGTTGAACTAGTGCCTGTCCCCGCATTTCGTCTACATATGTATACCCACGCCAGTTGTATCGATGACTGTATCTTTCACACAGTTTCATGTACATGTTTGCAAGTTTGTTGGTTGTACGTCCGTGATCTTGACTAAACCAACCATTATCCAAACCACCTTGCCAATGACTCTTGCCACATAAGTCTAGTTCACCTTCTACATTGTATCTATAATGGTAGTATGGTGGAAATAAACATTTAGCATGATGATCAGCAACTGATTTTGGATTTTTCTTTCTAGTTGGGTCTAGTGGTACATGTTCAAATGTCATAACTCTGAACACTAACTCTTCTACTTCAAAACTTTCAGGATCAACTGCAAAGTTTGCTAATTTTAACTTTTTGTCTTCGTTTTTTGCAAAAGCCGCACGTTGTATGCGATCTGCACGAGCTTTTCGTGCTTCTTTGATAACTTCTTTGTTAATACTGTTAACACTGTCAACAATTGCATCAAAATCCTTTGCATGATCGTCTATATAGTAACTATAAGAGGTCTTACTCTTGTGTATTTCTAATAATAAATCTCTATTATTGAGATAATTCCTTGTAGCCATTAATTGGTTCCTTTTATTTAATACCCATATTATACAACAAATAAATACATAGAGCAAGAGGTATTTTTATATGGGTAGAATTTTAAATAGTAAGGGCGAAGTTCAGTATTCCGCGGATGGAAAGGCTGTTAGTAACTTAGCCAAAAACAAAGGCGTAACAACGTCTGCAGTTCCTTCGTATGATAGTTTTGAAGATTTCCAGAATGCTAATCCAAAAGCCGCTGGTTTTGCCTCTAAAATAGCAGGCGGATTTGGAATTAACTTAGCAGACCCTGCATCATCACGCTTGTCGAGTGCTGGCATATCACCAGGTGCAAACCCGTTTGCGGCTGCAGGTGCAAGAGCATCAAGCAATCCTGCCGCAGGCGTAAGTGAGATGGACCATCGTGTTAGAATTAGTTTACCATATAACAGTAAGTTATTGTACAAGTCTTCGTATATTCCAAGTTTACTTCGTCCGTTAGTTCCAACTAACGGTGTAGTATTTCCGTTTACGCCAAATATTATATTCAATCAAAACGCAGACTACAGTCGCGTAGCCCCTACACATAGTAATTATCCTCTTAATTTCTACAATAGCAGTAGTGTGAGTGATATCACAGTATTTGGACAATTTGTTGCACAAGACGGAGCAGATGCTAGTTATGTAATGGCAGTTATTACATTCTTAAGAGCAGTTACAAAAATGTATGCTGGAATGGATCAACTTGCAGGTAACCCACCACCGGTACTAAGATTAAGTGGACATGGACAATACATGCTTCCAAGCATACCTTGTGTGGTTACAAACGTTAGTATTACATTACCGGCTGATATTGATTATATTACTATTCCAACACCGGGAGCACCTACTGCTGGCAACTATGCACCTCCGGGAGCACCAGCAACAACAAGAGTGCCAAAGCGTACAGAAATTAGTGTTAACTTAACACCAGTTTACAGTAGAGAGGCACTAAAATCATTTAGTGTTGATAAACTAGCAGACGGTAGAGCAATTAGTAAGTTTTATGGAGGATTCATCTAATGGCTGAATATAATGCAACTAGTCCTTATTCTAATACTGGAGTATATGGAAACTATCTTGATGTGTTAACACCTCGAGTAGTATCGGCTAGTCAAAGCGACCAGCTCATGACTATCAACTTAACATATCAATACCGCCCGGATCTACTCGCAGCTGACTTGTATAACTCTCCACAACTATGGTGGGTATTTGCAGCTCGTAATCCAAACACAATCAAAGACCCAATCTTTGATATGAAATCAGGCTTAGAAATATTTCTACCAGAGCAGAGCAGATTATTTAAAGACTTAGGACTATAAACTAATGCGTTTAAATCCCAAAGACATTCAAGAAATTGGAAAACGTAAAGTTGCCGACTCACTTAATATGGGTGCTATCAGCGACGACGGAATACTTGGTAATAAACTCAGTGGAGCATTCAAGGGCTTAGATGGCATAGGTGTACCACCGGGACCTTCTTCCGGTACTGTTAATGTATCAACTGCTGACACAGACGAAGCAGAAAAAACAACAACAAAGGTACCAGCAATTGTAAGAAACAATGTGTTACACAGTTATGCAACTTACACATATCATATTGAACTATTTGCATTAACAAATGAAGATTACAATAGTTTTGTAAATGATCCTGAGTTTACTATTGAGGGTAAGCCTAATCGTTTGTTAATAAAAAGCGGTGGCGGAAATTATGCTGATCGCAATAGACACTTTCATCTAGATTACTTTATTGATAACTTACAAATTGATGCAGTTATTGCACCCTCCGGAGATAACATTGGTAGCACAAATACAAATTTGAGTTTTGATATACACGAACCTTATGGCATGACATTGTTAAATGCACTAGTTTTAGCCGCAGGAGAACTAGGAAGTTATAATTATATTGATCAACCTTATATGCTTAAAGTAAGTTTTAAGGGATATGATTCTAAAGGTAACCCACAGTCTTCAATAAGTCAAAATGTATCAACACGATACATACCAATACGATTTACAGATTTTAAATTTGGAGTTGGAGCTGAAGGAACAACATATAACATTACTGCAATACCTTATCACAGTCTTGGAGTATCAAGCCACAAAGCCACAATGCCGGCAAACATACAAATTGAAGCAACTACAGTTGGTGAGTTTTTTGTTAAGCAACTTACAACAGTTACAAACAAAACAGTAGTAGGTCCTAGAGATGGCGGCAACCCTGGTGGTGTTAGATCAGAAGTAGAGCAACTAGAAAATGTACAAGGTGGATTGGCTGGTTACTTAAACAATCTTGAACAAGACCATGTCAAACAAAAACTAAAAACTGTTGCTGATATATACGCATTTGAGTTACCCAAAGAAATTGGCAACTCGCAAATTATGTTAAACGAATTAATTGATGTTGCAAAAGCCAAGAACGAAAAAGATCCAGAGAAGATTGCAAAGCAACAATTAAATGTTCCAGACTCGTTTGAGTTTGACAAAGAAAAACAATCATTTGCTATTCGTGCAGGAACACCAACTATTAAAGTTATACATAGTATACTTCGAACATCTAGTTACATGCTTGATCAAGTTCAAAAGTTTGACTTAAAAAGAGATAAAAAAGAAGCACAAGGCTACGAAGAAAATCGTAAAAAGCCAATTCAGTTTTATCGTATCGTACCTCGTGTTGAATTGCGAACAGGCGAGTTTGATACTATACGAAATTGTTGGGCCAAGAAAATTACTTTTGTAATTAAGCAATATGATATGACTGGCAAAGACTACGAAAACTTAGGACAAGCTGGAATACAAGATTACATAAAATCTTATAGATATTTGTACACCGGAGAGAATACTGATATTCTTAATTTTGATATTCAATTCAATGCCGCATACTTTCAAAAAGGATTGTATAATATTGCACAAAAATCAAAGCAATATTCATCAGGAATTGCAAATACTAATCCACAGGCTATTGCAGAAGGACATACTGCACTAGCAGAGCCAAATGGTTCGTCAAACGTATTTCCTCGTATGCGAGAAATTGTAACAGACATTGGAACAAGTAAACAAATTAACGATCCAAGAGTAAGTGACAGAGGAAGTGTTATTGACTCTTTTATGGATGATGTATTTGAACAAGGTGCTGACTTAGTTGAACTTAACTTAAACATTGTCGGAGATCCGGCATACATTCAAACTACTGATATACGAGATGTTACACTAAGCAGTTATAATGCACCGCACTATAATAAAGCACTTAGTCTTAATCCAGATAAAGAATGGCATGTGTATATTGAGTTTAAAAATCCAACTGATGTTGATGCTAGAACAGGACTTATGAAAGGCTTTGAGATTAACGTAGGTGGTAAAACTGAAGTTAATGCGGCCACAATTGATGGATACTATCGTTTAACTGAAGTTCGTAGTAGTTTTAATGATGGCAAATTTACACAAGATTTAAAAGGTGTGCGTGAGCGTATACAAGCATTATCATATGCAAAACAAAATGAACAGAATCCTATTACTAACTTAAACGCAACAACAGCTAAGCCGTTGAACGGAGTAATACCTAAGCAACCAGACTTCAGCGATTTTGCTGGCAAGCCACCATCAATAGTTCCAGTTGCAAAGACACCAACAAGTGGTGACCTTGCTGATCAGTTTGATGATCTAGCAGGTGACTTAAAGAAAAAACTTGAGCCACCAATGAGAGACTTAGCAAATCAATTTAAAGCGGCAATTGGAGAAACACCGTTAGGAAAATTAGTTCCTAAGAGTCCTATTCCTAGCACTGACATTGACCAAATAGAATTATAAAGGATTGTAATGAGGGAATTTACCCAACATATTAATCAGATATCAAAAGACCTTGACGTAAACAAAAAAGGTAGTATTGTAGATCCTGGCCCGTATGAAGCCACGATTATGAACGCCAGTGACACTATCCGAACTGGACGTATTGATGTTTATATTCCTGCGTTAGGTGGTCCAATCAATAGCACAGATAGTTGGTATACAGTAAGATACGCACAACCTTACTTTGGAAAAACAAACAAAGATTTAATTGATAAACAAGAATCAAGCGGCTTGCACAGTTACGGTATGTGGATGAGTCCACCTGATCCTGGAACTAAGGTTGTCGTTACGTTTATGGAAGGGTTATCAAACAAAGGAATTGTAATTGGTTGTATAGTTGATGATATTACAAACTTTATGTGTCCTGGATTACCATGTAGTAAGTATTGGGTGCAAACACCCGAAGTAAGTGAATTGTTTCCAGCGTACCAAGTAGGGAAAGACTTTCTGCCAGTAATAGAATATAATCCAAAAGTTAAACGTGATGTTGATAACAAAGCCGGTGTTATTGAACGTCCAGTAAATATTCCTCTTGCAAAGATACTAAAAGAACAAGGACTAATAGGTGATAGTGTACGAGGACTAAGTCACAGTACAAGTCAACGTGAAGCCAATAGTTCAGTTTATGGAATTAATACTCCAGGACGTCAGGCTAATTCGTTAGATTCGAGCAACGAAACTGTAGGACGTAAACCTGGACATATGTTTGTCATGGATGATGGTGACGACAAAGGCAAAAGTAATCAAATGCGTATGCGTACTAGTACTGGACATCAGATACTAATGGATGACGATGCAGGCATTATATATGTTGCAACTGCAAGTGGTAATGCTTGGATTGAAATGACAAACAACGGAAACATTCATGTGTATGGTAAACAAAGTTTAAGTATACACACTGAAGGAAGTTTTAACGTTCACGCAGGTGGAAACATTAATTTAAATTCACAGATGGGTATCAATGTACTTGCTGAAGGTAATGGCGGTATTAAAGTTGAAGCCAAAGAAGGAAGTTACAACGTGTCCAGTAAAACTGGAATAAATCAACAAGTAAGTGAAGGCGGCCTCGATGTTAAAACTGCAGGAGATCAAAAATTCACCGCAACTGATCACTTAATACACCACAACGGTCCTGAGGCAGGTGATGCTGAAAAGCCTTCGCCAAATGACTTGTTGACAGCAAACGGAAATAGAGATGTTACAAGTAGTGTAGCAAATATTGTGCCTGAGCACGAACCATGGAATAGAGGAGACTAAAAATGCCATTGAGCTTTGGAGGACGAGTTTTCAATTTTGATTTAGATACTGTTGCTAAAGGAGCGGTTGATAAACTAAACCTGGGGGCAACCAACACATTAAAATTAAGTACGGACGCATGTAATGTTATGGGAACAATTGGAGCAATCGTTCCAGATCAGAAAACGGCAGTAGCCGCGGCAGAAGCCGAAGAGAAAACAACTAAAATGCTGACAGCAATCAGTGATTCCGCAGGGCAATTAACTGAAGCAGTTAGCGAAGTAGCAAAAGTAGCAGCCACTGCAGAAACAAAAGCCGCTACTGTCGCTGACCTAGCAAGTCGACTTAGAAGTGCAGGTAAGTCAGGAGTAGCAGATGAACTTGAAAAAGCATTAACTGACTATCTTGATGCAGTTGAAGGAAAAGTAGTCGGAGTTAATAACGTAGCAGGCGAAGGTGGCAAACAAGGCGGAATTGATATTGGATCACTAGTTGAAACTGCAATATCAGAAGCATCAACAAAGATGGACGAAGCAACTGCAAAACTTGGTTCACTGGTTACTGCAAGTGGTGGAATTAGTTGTAAAGGTATACAAGAAGCCATGCTTAATACTAACTTTAACCCAAGTGGAGATGCTGGCGAAGTTGGTAAAACAGTTAAGAGCAAAGTACCACGTCATACTAGACGTATACAATCCGACGGACAATTGGTTAACTTTAATATTGATCGTAAAAAACCTTTTAGAGATGTTGAAGAAACAATACAAGCAAGAAACTTTGATGCTGGAGAGAACGAAGATCCGTTTATTACAAAGACAACATTGATTAGAGTATACGGTGACCAAGCACAGTTAGACAAACGCTATGGAGCCAAAGTTGAAGAGTTACCGGAGGCAATAGAAGTATAATGAAAAACTATATGATTAAGCCAAACTTAAAGCTACAGAACTTTAACATTGATTATAAACTACCAAACAAAGTTGTAAAGTACAACGGTTCTGATATTAAATTATACGGACGAATTGCAGATATTGACAAGCGTTTTCCTGATGGAGAAGAAGCCGTTGTTGAATCTAAAAAACCAGATGCATCAGCTGATACTCCAGTATGGCCCGGTGCCGCACAACTTATGCCTGCATCATTTACTGCGGCAGTTAGTAATGCAACGTCAGAGTTTAAGAATTTAACAAACCAAGCACTAAACAGTGTTGAAGGAATGGCTTCTGGACTCAAAGCGTTAGCAAAAGGAAATGCAAATGAACTAATTATGTTGGCTAAACTAGATGCGGCAATTGTTAAAGCAAAGCAAGAACTGGGTGAAATATCAAAGCCAACTGCTGATGGATTGAAAAAAGGCATCGACGGAGAAATATTAAAAGCAAGTAATATAACTGATCCTGCTAGTCTTAGTAAAGTAACAGGCGGCGGAGGATTATCTAGTAAAATTGGAGAGCCTGCAACTGCCAGAAAGTTAACAGACAGCGGACTTGTTAATTTTAACATTGATAAAACTGCAAACTATCGTGATGTACTAGAAGAAGTTGATGTAAGAGTTGGCGATGGTGATGATGCTACATTTGAAAGACAAAAAAAGAAAGTACGAGTGTACGGTGATGAATCTGCTTTAACTGCTAAGTATGGAGCACGAAACGAAGAGGCAGATACTGCAATTAAGTACGGTGACCAAAAGCCTTCAACAACAGGTAAACCAAGTATAAGTTCACAGACGTTTAATAACATCACAAAAACATGGGGAGTATCAGCGTAATGGCAAGAGGAATAGCACGATTAGGTGACAGAACACACGGCACATGTTATCATCCAAGTCATGTACCACCATTAGTTACAGGCGGAACTATTATTACAGGTAGTCCGGATGATCATACAAACGAAAAGTTAACTGCTCGATTAACAGATAAAGTGTTAACTGACTGCGGACATACTGCTGAAATAATTACAGGTAGTCCAAGTGTAATAACAAATGACAAACTAACTGCTAGGCTTGGTGATAAAGTAGCAAACGGTCCTCCGTATATTGCTACAATTATTACTGCAAGTCCTGACAGAATGGCAGAAGATTAGAGGTTAAATAGTATTATGGCAATATACAAAGGTTTTACATCAGTAGGAAGAGATTACGTTGATACTGCGGCAACAGACGAAGTATTAATACGCATGGACTTGTTAAATCATTTTAACACACGAGTCGGTGAACGTCTTATGAATCCTGAATTTGGATGTTTAGTGTGGCAATACCTGTTTGATCCTTTCACCGATGATGCAAAATTTGCTATTATAGAAAACGTTCAAGATATTATTAAACAAGACCCTCGAGTGATTTTAGATAGCATAGATGTAACAGAATATGAACATGGTTTGCAGGTTGTACTAGATGTAGTGTTTTCTGGTAGAGACCAAGTAGAGCAAATGGCAGTATCGTTTGATCAGCGTACTGAAAGTGCAGATATATCATAATCTTTATATACCCACTTTTTTAAACACATAAATACTAGAACAAGGAATTGGGTATATCATGAGCACAACAGAACGTCAAAATAGTTTATTTGTTTCCGAGGATTGGACAAAAATTTACCAAACTTTTCGTGATGCAGACTTTCAAAGTTATGACTTTGAAACACTTCGTGCCACTATGGTACAGTATCTTCGCAATAACTATCCTGAAGACTTCAATGATTACATTGAAAGTAGTGAATTTATTGCACTTATGGATCTTATTGCATACTTTGGACAGAGTCTTGCATTTAGACAAGATCTTAACGCAAGAGAAAACTTCTTAGAAACTGCACAAAGACGTGATAGCGTATTACGTTTAGCAAAACTATTAAGTTATCAGCCTAAAAGAAATTCGCCTGCTCGTGGTATGTTAAAAATTACAAGCATCGGCACAACTGAAAGTGTAACAGACAGCACTGGCAGAAATCTTGCTGATAGTTTTATTGTATGGAACGATAGTACCAATCCTGATTACTTAGAGCATTATGCAGTAATAATGAATGCCGCTATGTCAAATGCACAAAATTTTGGCAATCCAGCTCTTAAGAAAACATTAAGCGGAATTAAAACTGAATTGTACAATCTAAATTTAGTACCAGATACAGTTCCGGTTATTCCTTTTGCTACTACCGTAGCCGGGCAGAATATGCCGTTTGAACTAGTTAATGGAACTTTTGAAAATAGAGAATACATTTACGAACAAAGCCCAAAACCAGGCAGTACATATAATATGTTTTATCGCCAGGATGGTAAAGGCGCAGGAAGTAGTAACACTGGCTTCTTTGTTTACTTCAAACAAGGTAAACTTGAAACAGTTGATTTTACATTAGATAACGCACTTAGTAACCGCCTTGTTAGTATTGATGTTAACAATATTAACAATGATGATGTTTGGTTATTCAAAGTTGATCCTAACGCAGACACTGGCGACGAGTGGACTAAAGTTCCTGCTATTACCGGCAACAACGTAATTTATAATAGTTTAACAGAAAGTGTTCGTTCATTGTTTTCAGTTAACAGTCGCTCAAACGATCAAGTTGATTTAGTATTTGGTGATGGCGTTTTTGCTGATGTTCCTGTTGGTAGTTTCCGTAGTTACTATCGTACTAGTAACGGAAGAACATATCGTATTAAGCCGGCTGATATTAAAGGACTGCGTTTAAGTATACAATACGTTAGCCGAACAAACACAATTGAAACACTAACACTTGGTGTAAGTTTACAATACACAATTGATAATGCAACTGCAAGAGAAACACTAGCAGACATTAAATTAAAAGCACCACAACAATATTACACACAGAACAGAATGGTCAACGGCGAAGACTATAATATCTTTCCGTTAGTTACTTTTAACAATGTTATTAAGAGTAAGGCTATTAACAGAACCAGTAGTGGTATTAGTAGATTCCTTGATGTTCGTGATGTTACTGGAAAATATTCTAGTACAAACATTTATTCCGCAGACGGCGGCTTGTACCGCAACGAATTTTTAAATAACAAAACATTTACTTGGTTAACTGACAATGACATTTACAGCGTAATAAGAAATACAGTCGAACCAATATTGCGTAGTAACGAAACCAAGCACTTCTATCTTGCCAACTATGGGCGTAAAGACTTATCTATGAGTGAAGTAAGATGGGTAAGAGTAAGTTTTGGTAGTAATTACAGTACTGGATACTTTACAGATGCCGCGGGCGACTTACTTGAAATTGGAACTGTTGTTAGTAACAATAGACAGTATGTGACTGAAAATAGTATGGTTGAATTTGTTCCACCAGTAGGTCAACACTTTATGCAAGATGGCACACTAATGGCAGGTGACGCAGATCATGCAAATAGCCTAGTTGAAAAACATGCAGGTATTGTTAGCATAAACAACAACGGGTCAGGTTCAAACGCTGGATTAGTTACTGCACAGACTGGAGCAGTACGAATTAACGAAAACATTCCAACCGGCTCATTATTAAAAACTGTACTACCAGGTTTTATTAGTGAGATCCCAGGTACATTTGAAAGTACAATGTTTACTGCTATCAAACAATATAAAAACTTTGCAATTGGATTTGATTATCTTGACGGCGAATGGTATATGATTAATAGTAGAGATATTAGTACAAGCAATACCTTTAGTAGAGATTTTGCAGAAAATACAACAAACTCAAATAAAGATGCAAGTTGGTTAATAAAGTTTAGTACAGATGGTAGCACATACAGTATAGCATATCGTGGATTACAGTATTACTTTACAAGCGTAAACGAAACTCGTTTTTATTATGATCAACAGAGTAAAGTTTATGATCCAATTACCGGACTAACCAAGAAAGATACAGTTAGTGTACTTGGCATTAATACAAAGCCAACTAATGCAAATCCATTAGTGCGTAACATTGACTGGAACGTTTATGACGTGGTAGTTGAAAGTGACGGTTATCGTGATAACACAAAAGTACTAGTTACATTTGCTGATCAAGATGATGATGGTATTATTGATAACCCAAATATTTTTGATGAAATTGTTGGCATTGATCAAGCAACTGATACTCCGCAGAATCGTAAGTTTATGTTCCTTAAAAGACAATCTGACTACGATAACTTTGATAAGTTTGTTGCATGTACTCCGGGTAGTATAAATCATATCTATGCCACACTAAATGAGATTGAAGCTGCAATTAATAATTTTAATGTTAATCAAGTTCTTTATGCAGTCAAAGATAATAAGTTTTATATTATTTCAAATAGTACTGGTACTAAAGTTGCAGTTGAAAGTTTAGACTATCAAGTCTACGTTGGCAGAGAAGGTCTTAAGTTTCATTATACACACCACGCACCAAACAACAGACGTATTGACCCAAGCCCGGGCAACATTATTGACATCTTTGTGTTAACTAAAAACTACAACGATTCTTATATTGAATACATACAAGATACTACTAACACAGTAGTAGAACCAGAAGTTCCAACTGTAAACAGTTTGAGAAGTCAGTTCAACAGTCTCGAAGGTTACAAGACATTAAGTGATGCACTTATAATGCATAGTGCTAAGTTTAAGCCATTATTTGGTAATAAAGCAGATGACAATCTTCGTGCTAGTTTTAAAGTTGTAAAGAACTCAGGTTATACTATTTCAGACAGTGAAATTAAAAGTAAGTTAGTAGCGGCATTAAATGATTACTTTGCTACTGAAAACTGGGACTTTGGTGAAACGTTCTTCTTTAGTGAACTAAGTGCATACTTACACCAAAAGTTAACACCATACTTAAACAGTGTAGTTATTGTTCCTCGCAGTGACTCACAGGCGTTTGGTAGTTTATATCAAATCAGTTGTGAACATGATGAAATCTTTACATCGTCAGCAACTGTTAATGACGTCGATATTATTGATGCTATTACTGCATCAAATATTAAAGCAACAGGAAGTGTATATACTGGAAATGCAGAAACAACATCAACTGGACTTAATCTTACAACAACCAGTAGCGTATCTGGTGGCGGCGGAGGCTACTAATGGCTAAACGTAAATCCAGCTCGTTTTTACCCAAGTTTTTACAAACTAAGAAAAACGAAAAGTTCTTACATGCAACCCTAGACCAACTGTTAAACAGTAAAAGTCTCGAGAGAATTGACGGCTATGTTGGCAGAAGACGTGGACCAAGTTATGGCATTACAGATCCGTATATCAGCACAGTTGGAAGCAACAGACAAAACTATCAACTAGAGCCAAGTGTCACTTACAAAAATAATGGCGTTCTTGACTTTGTAATCACATATGATGATATACTCAGCCATATTGAAAGCAACGGCGGAAATAACTTAAAGCACGATCGTTTATTTAAACAAGAATATTATAACTGGAGTGGGTTTGTTGATTATGATAAACTAATTAACTTTGGTGAATACTATTGGATGCCAGCCGGCCCTGGTGTTACTACAGTAAGTGCTAGTCTAATTCCAGTAAACGAAACTTACACAATTTCACAAGCAAACAATGATCATTATAGATTTGCTCCAACTTATGGAGAGTCAAATAATCCAACATTATACCTAGTGCGTGGCGGTAGTTATACATTTAATGTTGACCAGGACTCAAGGTTTTTTATTCAAACAGAGCCTGGTACATCAGGTAAGAGTACAATCAGTTTTAACAGAAGCACAAGAGATATTTACGGTTTAACCAACAACGGTGCATCAAACGGAACAATGACTTTCAACGTTCCAAACACAACTGATCAAGACTTTTTTACTAGAACGCTAACAAATGTTGCGGCCATTGACTTGGCTAGTGATTTAACATACAACCAGATCCAAGGTAGCACAGTTGATGCATTACAAGCACTTGGCGGAGTTGATGGACAGTTATACTTTGATAACAAAACTATTATCTTTACACATGACGTTGATGCTACTGACACATGGCCTGATGAAGATGGCCCATCACCGTTATCCAACGATGAAAAGTTAGCCGTATATCGTATACTTGTATCAAGTGGAGGTAACACTTCGCTACTTAAGATACAAGATATTGGCAACAATCAAAAAGTTCAAATTAACGAAGGTGAGTTGCACAGTACAAAAGAATACTATCGCACAAGTGGCGAATCCAGATTTAGAGTTGTTCCACTAATTAGTGCACCTTTTAGTACATTATACTATCAGGATGATACAACAGGTAGTAGACTAGGTGAAATTAAATTACTTGATGCCAATGAGCGTTTTATTGATATCACTACTGAAGTGCTTAAAAAAGATCATTATACTAGTCCAAATGGTATAACACTTACAAACGGAATGCATATAAGATTTGATAGTACGGTTATGCCGGTTGCATATCAAAACAAAACTTATATTGTTGATGGCGTTGGTGAAGGTATTATTCTTATCGAAGAATCATCGCATGAAAGTCATGAACTAGCGAGTACTGAAGCAAAAGACTATATGTCAATACGCCGAGGCAGTGTAGACAGCAATGCATGGAGTCGTAGTAATCATTGGTACCACAAAGAAGTTGTTAATATTATTGCAGATTATAATAATGTACTTCCAGTCATTGATCAAAAAAATCGTGCCAATCGTCCAATTATTGAATTTAATAGAAACTTACAACTATTCAATAGTGGTAACGTTTCGTTGCCAGCTGTTGATTTAGTTGACACTCTTACAACTGATGCATTAAGTACAGTACAAAATAGTTCAGGTTATATTGTTGATGGTGTTCAATTAACAAACGGTATGACAGTTATATTTGCAAGTGATACAAACATAACAGTTCGTAATAAAGTTTATACTGTTAAGATTGTTGACTTTGAAGATGATTCTCAAACTGAAGTCACCTTAGTTCCAAGTACAACTGATGTAGTTGACGGAGATGTAACTGTTGCCAAACAAGGAACAGTAAACAAAGGAAAAACATATTACTGGAAAAATGATACCTGGAACTTAGCACAACAAAAGTCTACTGTCAACCAGGCTCCATTATTTGATATATTTGATAACAACGGTGTTAGTTATGCTGATGACATTGTTTATCTAGGTAACAACTTTAGAGGAAGTAAGTTATTTGCTTATGCACTTGGAACTGGTGCTAGTGATATTGAACTTGGCTTTGCACTAAAGTATAGAAACTTTAGTAACATTGGCGACATTGTATTTGATAACACATACAGTACTGATAGTTTTATCTACACTGCAACAACCGGTAGTACAAGTATAGCAGTTAATACTGGTTTTATTAAACTAACCGACAAAGATAGAGTAATCAATTATGTTGACGGTTGGACAAAAGTAAAAGAGCAAAGTACACAACGTCAAGAAATTACTTATGTTGCAAACGGTGGAGCAACAAGATTCGATATTGGAACTGCACCTAAAAAAGATGCCAACGGAAACTTTACTCCAGTTGTTGTTTATGTCGACGGACTAGAAGTTAAAACTGGTTATTCCTATAAGTTTGCAAATGACAAACATGTTGTAGAATTTGAAACTGCACCTGCTGTAAACGCACACTTGATATTCGAAGTTAACAGTAATGTAACTAGTGATTATGGTGTATACCAGATACCAGTTAATTTAAGCAACAATGCATTTAACGCTTCGTTTGATGTTATTACACTTGGACAAATGCGTAACCATGTAGGTGAGACACTTCGTACTGCTGATGATTTTACTGGACAGTATCCAGGAAGTGGTAACCTACGAGATGTAACCAACAGTGCAGAGCACCCTGGAAATATTTTACATCACAGTGCCGGTATGGTAAACTCAGCAATATTCTTGCAACACGGTAGAATGAATTTTATTGATTCAATCGAATATAATGCAAGTGAGTACACAAAGTTTAAACAAAAGTTTATGCAGGCTGCAGAAACATTAGATGTTGACTTTGAAAATATTTCTGATACTGTTGACACTATTCTTAGTAGTATTAATAGTACAAAAAGTAGTGCATTTCCTTTTTACTACAGTGATATGATTCCACATGGTACTAACAAGAAAATTAGAAA